AGAGCTTAATATCTCTCCATTAAAGGTAGATACTTTAATTTTGTAACGATCTTCCTCACAATAATCTTTTTGAATAAGAATTTGCTTATCTTCAAGGTCAAGTATTCTGCAAAAGGTGTATTTTTTATTTTTCATTTTCTTTTTATTAGTGTTATCTTTAAACAAATCATCAATATTGGAATTATCAATGTTACCTAAGTTAATTTGCTCTTTGTAAAATAGACATCATGGAAAAGGGCTGTTAGGTCCCCATTAATCTCCAATGCACATAATTAATCTTTTAAGTTGTCAATAACAAATTTCAAAGCTCCTAAGACTACATCTTTTCTTTTCTCAGAGTCACTTTCATCTCTATAACAAACAAGGTCAGTACTTACTCTGTAATATTTTTTACGGTCTTCCTTAGTGTTTGTGTCTGTAATAAGACCTTTCTCAAGAAGTTCTATCTTACCTCTATGGAGAGAAGCTGCTGATAGTCTAATCTTATAGAAAGCTTCATTTAAGCTAAATAGGACTACATTATCTTCGTCCATTACACTAATCATATAGAAGAGCAGTTTTGTTGCTCTTTCTGATAACTGATATACTTTATCTAAGTTATCACAGTTTAATATTACTTTCTTCATTTTTGTATAATTTTTAATCGTTTAGCAATCATTGTTACTATATCCACGGTTACAGCGTTACCTATGAGCTTATAGCGTTGTGTCTTTGAAATGCGCCTTATTTTCCCGTTGTAATCGCCATATTGTGTCCAATTGTCAGGAAAACCTTGCAGGCGTTCACATTCTATTTCCGTAAGTCTTCTAACGCCTTTATTTCTACCCCTTTTATGTCTTATCACAGTCATATCAGAGTGCAATCCTCCTGAGTGTCCGCCGCCTGTAAGGGTGGCTGCAACCTTGGGGACTATATAAGTATCATTGCTCCCCATCTTGGAGTAGCGGGCTGTTATTGTTCGTGCAAGTGAAGTTTTGATACTTGTACGTTTCCTATTTTCTTTCCTTGTCTTTCCCTCAAGTAATTTATCATCTTTTCCGATAGGAAATACTCCTGGGATACTTTTTCCTCCAAGATGTCCGATAAGGTATATCCGCTCTCTATTCTGGGGTAAAATCCAGCTTGTATTAAGCAATTGCCATTCAAGTCTATAACTCCCAATGTGGGCAAGCGCTTGGAGAATCGCCCAAAAGTCTGCGCCAGCATTTGAGGAGAATGCTCCCTTAACATTCTCCCAGACAAAAATACTTGGTCTGATGTCAGCAATGAGGGCAATTGCGTGCTGGATAAGGCTACTTTTGGAGCCTTTAAGCCCCTCTCTTTTTCCAGCAGTTGAGAAATTTTGACATGGCGAACCGAAAGTGATAATGTCAATGTCTCTAAAGTCTCCTCCGTGAAGAGTGGTAATGTCTCCGATGTATTTGGCATGGGGAAAATTGTATTTATAGTTTGCGATTGCGTGTTTGTCTATTTCTGAAAAATAATGCTCTGTGAATTGGTATCCTGCCTTTTGAAAGCCGAGCGAAAAGCCACCAATCCCGCTAAAAAGGTCAATGATTTTCATGTTTTTTACTTAGTTGTTCTTTTTTCTCTTCATCTATGTTGTCCATGTGTAAATACATTATCTCAGTTAAATCGTTTGCGTATGCACTGAAAGCATTGAGTATCTGTGGGTCTATCTTATTGGCCTTTTCAAACTCTTCTACTACTTCGTTGTTTTTCTTCTTGCATTCCATAAATACCTGTTTAAGCCTAAACCTTGGATAACTTTCATCAATCATGTGAAGTAATTCACTGGTAGCTTTGCAATAGGATAACGCCATAATCATATAATGCGCCATGTACTCCCGCTTAAGGATTGGTTTTACCTGATTTTCACGATAATCAGCTACAGCTATCTCCATAAGGTATTTGGCTTCTTTTTCTGTGATTTGTAGCCCGCGGGCTCTGAGTTCTGTTATAAATTTCATGTTATTTGTCTGTTGTTAGTAATTTGTCATTTTCAAAGATATATTCCAGTGCTATTTCCTTTTTCAGAGATATATCATCCACGCCTTCAAAAGACCGCTTCAGACGGCTAACAAGGCTCTTATTGTCTCGCTCTTTAATTTTACGCTCCTTGTATCTCTTAGTAAGCAACTCCTTTTCTTCTTCTGTGAAATCAGTTATCATACCTCGCTCCTTAAGGCTGTCATATATCCAACAGCAGAACAAAGGAAGTCGTCCTGTCTGCTTAAAATCGTTGTAAAATCGTTGTACATTGGCTATAAACCGCGCTTCCTTTTCCTCCTCTGTTAGTTGTTCTTCAGGAGTAGGAGCGGGTAGACTCATAGGTAAGTTGTTGTTTTGACGAGTACGACACAACCAATCCTTGTACTTCTTCAATATCTCACTGATATAAGGGGCATTGATAAGCTGATAATGCTCTGTACGTGTATCAAATTCTCCGTATCTTTCCATTTGAAAGGCTTTGTATAGCTCCTCCAAAGAAAGCGAAGAAAAGCGACTTAAAATCATTCCTGAAATATCAGACTTGTTGAGAGGGTCTATTTCTCCCTTGAAACCGATAAGGGCAGCGTGCTGGGCAATGATAGTGCCAATGCCTCCGCGTGCTTCTATTGGGTCAAGCTCTCGGATGGGTGTGAATGTCAGTACCTGCTGTGCAAAAGCCACTTGCTGTAATTCACCAGCCTTGCCTATTTGCTGCAATGTCGGCAGCGGTTTGGCGTCCGACAATATTAGCGCCTGCTGTGTTTGTAGTATGAGTTCTTGAGATGATGTTTCCATTTTGGTCAATTATTACGGGTTCTTGTGGGTTGTGTGATTGTTGGGCACTCTGTACCCAGCTGGACTCAAAGCCTTTCCACTGCTTTTGCACCACCAAAGCAAGGATCTCGTTTTTATCTCGTCCTGTGCGTTGCACCTGCTCAAGGAATATCTTAAAGGCTCGTTCACTATTGACGGCTTTCTTAGTCTTGCGTATCCTGAGCCAGTCCTCCGTGAGGTCAGCAGCAAATCCTGCAGATAGCATAGCCTGCCTGAAATTGAAAGGAGGGGGGACGGGCGAAACTTGGGGGGAGGTTTCTTTTGGGTCGCTTAAAGGCTGATTGTTTTTTTCCTCCTCGTCAAAATTCACTCTCGCGCTTTTTTGTTTCTTTTTTTCTAAAAAAGAAATATCATTATCATTTACATTATCATTATCATTAAGGGAGCAATTGCTTTTTTTGCTTTTTTCAGAAAGCAATTGCTTTTTTTGCTTTTCGTTGCTTTCCTCTAACTCGTTGTCTTTCAATCGCCTTCCTCCTTTTTTACCTGCCTCACTTCTTTTTTCTGAGATTGATATATACTTTTGTGTATCCCTATCAATCGTTTGTTTTACGAATCCGAATGCTACTTTTGCAAGTGGTTTTAGTTCAATCAAGTTACCGTATATGGCATATTCCGCAATAGCCTGATAAACTTCCAACTGAACCTCACTTGGCAAATCCCGAATAACATTCAACCAATCCGCGTAAAACAAAAATGTTTCTTTTTTCATGGCTTATTTAAATGATCGTTATCTCTCTAACTTTGCCCTAAGCCCTCTCCTTGAGCATACACGCCAAGTACAAGCGAGGGCAAAGATCAAAGAATGAATGAGTATTTAAAATAATTTAGGTTGCATTTTATCAGCAATCATACGCTTGAGATTGCGCTGCATTTGATTGTAATAGGACTCCTTAAGCTCTATCCCTATGTAGTTGCGATTAAGCCTTAGACTTTCGTACCCTTCACTGCCTATCCCTCCAAAGGGGCTGAGTACTGTGTCTCCCTCGTTGCTCCATAGGTGCAAGCAACGCCTGATCGTTTCCAATTGTAAGGGGCAAATATGCTTCTCATCTTTCTCCTCACGAGCGGAGGTGTATTGCAAGGTATCGGAGTAGTTGATGTCATACCACACTGGCTCAGCGTACTTTTGCCATAAATTCACTGGTAGGTAATTTTCCTTTTTCTCATTTGTTTCTTGGTGTGTAATAGGTACAAGGTTATCACCAGCGTTACGAAAGACTAAGATGTAATCAGGGATCCCTGTACGTGATAGGCTGCTATCCTTCTTAATGGTCTTATGTAGTAGCCCTATTGATTTGGTTCGTGTCATTTCCACTACGGGGCTTTTCCATATTGTGATCCTATCGTGATAAATAAAACCTTCCTTCTCAAAAGCCTGAATAAGCATTCCTGAAAAGTCCTTAAGACCGATATACCCATCTTTGCCTTTCATTGCGGGTAAGTCCATACAATGCACTGCTACCAATCGTCCGCTTTTAATTACTCTTGCTAACTCTTTTACAAGGAATTGAAAATGTACAAAGAACTCCTCATAATCTTTGCAGTTGCCCATGTCTCGTATATCGTCTGAATAGACATACAATTCAGCAAAGGGAGGACTAAATATTGAAAAGTCAATGCTGTTATCAGGGAGTTTAGCTACCTCCTCTACGCAGTCGCCGTGTATAGCTGTGAATTTTGGTTGTTCCATAGTGTTTGGTTATTAATCATTAATTGTTGCATTTGTTTGAATTGTTTCTCTTTCTCTTTGATAATACTAATGACATTCTGCATAGTATCAGTGGTTACAATATTGACTGTTACATCGCCCTTCTTTCCAAAGCGGTGGGATCGTCTCACAGCTTGGTAAAAACCCTCAAAAGAAAAGTCAGGACTCATAAAGGTTTGATTTAAGCAGTGCTGAAAGTTCAATCCATATTGGGCTATCTTTGGCTTAGTAACTAATACCCTGAACTTACCATCTACAAAGTCTAACAACTTTTGTGCTTTCTCTTCAGGCTTATCACTCCCTGACACTTCCACAGCACCATGAATACCCGCAGTAACTTCTTTCCCCTCGTCATTATGTTTCACCCATACAATGTGTGGTTCCTCATTCGCATTAGCTATCTCTATTGCCTTTGCTATTCGTTGCTCTTTGGTTCGTCTTAACTCCTTATTGAAGTCAGTAGCAGATACAGCTAAACTTGGGAATAACATACCATTGCTAAAGTCATTTTCAGTGATAAGCTGGTGCTCCTTGTATATCACCTCTGATAAGTCATACCCTTGCATTGGGTAACCTATATCCGCGGGATTGGTTAGCATTATTGCCCAGTCTGATACGAATTGATAGAACTTCTCAACTGCATGCCTTTTTAATCTCCATTTGCTCGTGTGATCTTGGTCATTGATAAAGTAGGTAGCAAGCATTCCTAACCTGCTTTGATAGCCCAAAAACTCTAAATGGTTAGCAAGCTCCATAGGATCATTAGGAGAGGGAGTAGCTGTAAAAGCAAACTTGTAAGGGGTGTTATGGAAATACTCAAATAGTTGCTTTTTGATTTCCCCCTCAAAATTCTTCATTATCGAACTTTCATCTACTATCAGCCCTGCATACTCCTGTGGATTGATATTGTGTAAATTTTCAAAGTTGGTAATCGTTACCTTATCAAGGTCAAACCCAAACTTTTCCGCTTCTCTTTTGGTCTGTGCGACCACTACCAAAGGGGCAATGATTAACACGGGCTTATTGGTGTGCCTTACAATTTGGCTTGCTGTCTCAAGCTCCATTACTGTCTTACCTAATCCACAATCCGCAAATACAGCATGCTTGCCCTTACTTAGGTTACGCTCCACAATGAACTGCTGAAAAGGAAACAGCTTGTCATTCATCGGCAAAGCTGCAAAGCCTTTATGCTCTTTTGACTTCTGTTTTGATTTTAAAAACTCTTGATACTCGTTCATTTTTGATTTGAAATTAGAGATTTGATAAAGATTGCCGCGCGCTCAATCTCCTTTCAAATCGGTTGTTAATTATTTTCTTTGTAATTGTGTAACTTCTCTCGTCTTATAAAGCGATTAACAGTGCCTTTTGATACACCTAATTTTTCGCTTATTTCTCGCTGGGACATTCCTTGTTTTATGTATTTCAGTATGTCCTTTTCTTTGCCTGTAAGTTTCACCTTTTTTGAAAGGCTACCCTTAGGACGACCTATAAAAATGCCTTCTGCCTTTTTGCGAGCCAATGCCTACTTGGTACGTTGGCTGATAAGTTGGCGTTCTATTTGAGCAGAAAGCCCATAGGCAAAAGCTATCACAGCACTACTTATATCATTATCCAATCGGTAATTATCCTTGATTGTCCAAATATTTACCTTTTTCTTTGTGCATTCGTTTAGAATAGCCATAATCATCATTAGACTTCTACCTAATCGTGATAGCTCAGAGCAAAGGATATAATCTCCTGCCTTTGCTTTCTCTAAGAGTTTTCCTAACTCTCGTTTTTCAGGGTCTTTCGTTCCTGATATTCCCTCATCTGAAATCCAACCATCTATTTTCATGTCATTCTTTTTACAGAAATTCTTTATCTCATAGCGTTGGTTTTCTACGGTTTGCCTATCTGTACTCACCCTTATATATCCATATACCATAACTCATTCATTTTATAATTTGCCCCCGCTCACGGCTCGAACGGTGAGTGCTTGCCTATCGGGGGTCTCCATGTCTTAGACATGAGATAGATAATATTCCAATGTTAGGTTTGTTAGTCGTTATCGGCTGTTTGTTCTCCTTTTCCCTTGCTTCTATCTATGTACTCGTTACAGAATACATGGTCAATCACAGCCTCTACTTTCATTTTCTTTGCCGATAATAGTGTCATTGTATAAGGTTCGGCTTGGTCCTTATTCTTTGTAAATCTGTCAAAAAAAGCAATACATAGCGGCTTGGTCTCCTCAGCATTGACGGCTTTTACTAAGAACTTGTTATACATTGTATAACCATCCGTCTTAATCTCCATTTCAGCAATGTAGTAATTGACTTTCTCCTCTGACATGTCCCCATTAACCAAAGAAACGATGTATAAATATTCTTGCTCCTTAACTGATAGCACCTCAAAGGAGCCTTGGTAGTGCTGCTCTATATAGTCCGTGAGTACCTGCATGGCTGTATCCACACTATCAGCATATAGGTAGAATGTTTGCTTTTTGCCCATTAGCTTTGCCACGGCTACCCAAGTAGCAGCGCTTCCTTTTACTAAGGTAGCTTGTCGCTTGATATTACTAACCCTTACCTCTGTAATATCTCCGCTCTGTAGGAAGAAATTAATCTCCTCTAAGGCATTGCTATCTAAGAGAGTGCCACGAGCAAAGATTATCTCTTTGCGTTCTATATTGACCAGCTCCCCAGTGCTTTCATCTATGAAGTTCTCAGGCCATTTTCTATAGAGTGTCTCAGCTAAGTACTTATCCTTCATCTCAGATAGGTTGGAGGTGGTGAGGATCTCCTCCTCAAAACGATTAACGGTTTCTTTCATTGCTTATTTTCTTTTAAATCTTGCTTATTTACTTTTTTGCATTGGTTTTTAGATAGTTAGAAATGATTTTTTGACTTGCTTAATGAGGGGAGAAAATTGCTTATTTTTCCCTTTTCCTATAAAACCAATATTTCAGATAACCAATTCTAAATATTTTGTTCAACTTTTCCTCGTCAATAGGCGTTGCTGACTTATTATCTATGGCTTTTTTGTATCTTTTTAGTTGCCAATGCTCATTCTCATACGCTGCAACCAATATCCCAGCTTGTTCAGGCACTAAGTCCTTGATTTTATCTAAGATATAGTAAGGTACGGCATAATAAAACTGCTTGATATTGCCCTCGTGATTGTGTTTTTTGTTGAAATCAGCCTTGAAATCACTTACAGACACCTTTATCTCAACCTCTCGGAGGAAATAATTCTTAGTAACCATTAATATATCGCATTCGTGGGTAACGATATTTTCAACTCTATATCCTCGGTTGCTATCATCATCGTATCTTACAGCGTTGAGCCGTGAGAACTTAGGAACAATTACAAGGCTTGACTTTTCAAAGTAATCGTATATCAATAGCTCCATTTGTGGAGTGGTTATAGTTTCTTTGCTCATTTTAAAACTTGCTTAATAATACCTCCCTTGTAAATTATTCACTTGTCTTTCTATTTCATTGAGAGAGATTAAATCATCAGGAGTTGGTAGGTATATACCCGCTTCCTTGCTGGCATAATCTCTGAAATTATCAATAGCGGTTGTCATTTCCTTTGTGTTTAAATCTGCTGTGCTCCTCCACGCTTCCCTTACCTCTCCTGTTTTGTAATTCACATATTCGGTCAGGAATATTTGCGGATTAACTAACTTCTTAAATATATCTTGTTTCACGTACTCTGGTGTTTCTCCATATTCCAATGCAAACCACGAAAAAAGGAGATGAATGTAATTGTTCTGTGAGTAGGTACGCTTAGGCTTCTTTTCAGTGATTTCAAAGGTCTTTTTCTTCTCAATAAGATACCCTAACCGCTCCTTTGCTCTTTGTATATCAAACTCATTGCTTGCGTTGAAAATCATAGTTTATTGTTATTCATTAGCTTTTTCGTTGTAATTTACAAACTTCCATCCTTGTGATATAAGTAGCTTTATGTTTTCCTTTGATAAATAGTTGTCATACTTTCTTGTATAACTATCACCATAACCTCCTCCTGTAAATGTGTTTTGTTGTAGATATGGTTTTATTTTATCAATTTTATCTGGTGTATTGCGCCATTCATCTGACCTTTTATCATCTTTTGAGTCTTGTTCCACACAATGAAATGCAACATCTTTGGTATAGTCATAATATACTACTTTGAGGAATATTGTATTTTTGTATCTTTCCTTATTATACTCAACATATTCATTCGTACCTTCTCTATCTTTCAACTCGACATACATTTGTGAAATATAAGTACCTTTGTCATTTTGATATAGAACAAAATGTTTATCGTTTTCAACTATGAACTTCATCAATTCAGTCGTCTTAATACGTAGCTCATTAGCAAGATTACTAATGTATGGCTTCTTATTAAAAGCTACTTTGTATAACTCAAAGCACTCTTTTATATCTTTTAAGTTTAAATTTTTCATTTTGTCTTTATTTTGAAAGCAAGGCAGGACTCGAACCTGCTACTATCCCGATTGATACTTGCTTTTTGTTATATTAATTACCTAATATTACTGGCGTTCTGCCATCTGTGATAATTACTTTATTAGAGGTCTTACCTAACATCTCTATATATTGCTGCATTAGGATTTCCTTTGTAAGCCCTACCGATTGAACTTTGTTTGTTTCGGCATCTATCTTTGCCTTTTCTAACAGCATTCTTGAGGTCTCTAACTCATTCTTTACCCTGTTAGCCTCTTGTATAGCCTTGTTTCTATCTTCTACGGCTTTCAGCATTGAAGCAGGAGGTTTAAGCCCTGATGTAAGAGTAGTAAGGTCAAAGAATTTCGTCTTAAACTCCTCTTTCAATCTGCTTTGTACTGATAGTTCAAACTTACCTAAGTTGTTCATAAGGCTGTCAGTAGTGTAGTTCCTCGCTTCCTCACGATAGGCATCAGTAACACGCTTGTTAAGTACATTCGCTTCTACATTGTCAAAGAACGTTTCAGGGTCTTGTATTCGGTAGTTTTTGTAGTTGAACACAATCTCAGCACCTTTGCCACGAATAGGCGTATAAGTGTAGGAAGGGTCTACTGTAAATACCCCAGCATCTTTTGCCGTGATTTCTACAACATCAGGGTCACCCGCTTGCTCCCACATGGGTACCTGATACAGCTCACTACCTGGACCTAATATCCCTTGCGCCCCAGTTACAATTTTGAACGAATTGATACCATTTCGTCCGTACTCTGTCATTAGAACCCCTTCATAGTTAGGTTCAGGTCTGTTACAACCCACTAAGGAGGCTATAACACAGAAAAGAAAAATCATCTTTTTCATTGATATAAATGTTTAAATTAGTTACTAAAAAAATTGTTGTAAGGAAAAAAATCAGTATAAGAATTTTTACAAGTAACCCTACAATCCATAAATAAGGGAATTCACTCCTGAATAATACCATTATTCCGTATGTTAATAACACTAACAGAATAATGAATACTAATGCTCGTATCGCTATTTTTCTCATCATAATAAAGGTTTTGCTATTTCCAATAATTCCTTTTGTTCTTCAAGGAATTTTTCTGCTGTTTCATCATTTTTAAATATGAACTTGTATGGTTCTGTTTCTTTTAGTATTCCCCATACCATAAAATTGTTATCACAATCCAAAGTAACAGAAACACCCCTTTGTTCCTTATCCTTCTTATTAGGCTTCCAACCCTCATTGTAATAGTCTCTAAGAAAGAGTAGTCTCCTTAACGCTTCCGAAGCATCTGCCAATTCTTGCGAAGGATAACCTTTATATTCTTCCTTGTCGTATTCACTTTTAGGTTCGTAGATTCTCATCGTTTTTTCCCACGCTTCCTCAAAAGTTGGTGCAGGTGCTTTTTGTTCAAAACCTTGTAGTGTATAAGGTGATGTTGATAGAGTTGGAGTTTGTGAAAGAGGTCTCCATCTATTTGAAGTAATATCATCTCCTATAAATCTACCATCTCCTGTATAACAATAGGTAGCTTCTCCATACAGAACACGTAAGCTCATGTCTGCCTTAACTTCTGTTATTTTCAGAGGTGTTTTGCCAAAGAAAACTTCGTCATAGACCTCCATTCCTTCTTTAAATATTGTTTTCATGCTTTGATTTTTTAATTCTTTTTAATCTTTCTTTAGCTTCTATCCTATTTAAATGGTTTCCTATAGCTTCTAATGCAAATATTATTGATATAAAAGCTGATAATGTATTTATCATAGGTGTAAAGCTTGCTAATAATATGATACCTACATACCAAGGTTGTTCTTCACTCTTTATCTTTCTGAGACTTAATATAAAGGCTATAAAACCAAAAATTAAAGAAATATAAAGAGAATTCCCGTAAAACATTTTAAATATTTCTTTCATTTTTTCTTTATTTTTAAGTTACTAAAAAGGTAATCCATCATCTTCCTGATTGTCTAATATTGCAGGGTTCGGCTCTCTTCCATGGTTATCAAATAGCTGCGGTTGTTGTACCTGCTGTGGTGCTCTCTGTGGAGGAGGTGCAGGCGACGCTTGTGCAACTGGCTGCTGTGGTGCCTGCTGTACTGGCTGCTGATAAGCTACATTGGTAGTCTGTATCACCTCAATTTTCCAACCCTCAATCGTGTTAAAGTACTTGGTCTCTCCTTGTAGGTTTGTCCATTCTCTCCCTCGTATATTGATATATACCTTTACATTTTGCCCCACTTGTAGATTGTTGAGTAAGTCGCAACGCTGCTGGGTAAATTGAATGATGATCGTTTGTGGGTAATTTTCATCCGTTACTATCACCAAGTCCCGCTTCTCAAAGCCGTTTTGTCCTATTATCTGAGATGGGAATATCTGCTTTATTCGTCCTTGTATTTCCATGTCTTTTACTTATAAAAACTTCTACTTTTATGCAGCTCTAAAACCTCGCTGCTTTCCTTTCTGTTTGCCTGAATAAACGCCCTTGCTTGCTGTATGCTAAGGTGTGTATTGATATTGCCGTAAGCGTGCGTATATTCTCCGTTGGCTCGTGCTTCTTCAATTGCTTGCTGTATGTACTCCTCGCAGTAATTATGCTCAATAGCATAGAGGTCGTAGCCTTTAGCCGTGATACCTTCCAAATGTACTGTATCGGTAGCGTGGAATATTTTATACTCATAGTTACCCTTTATAAAGTCTATTATTGTGGGCTTTAAAAATATCCGCCAACCAAAATTAGGTACATCGTGGTACAGCTTAATTGGTGATACCTTGAATGCTCCATAATCGTATATTTTACCTACTTGCAATACATCTATATTCTTGATACATGGTAATTCTTCTAAGAGGAAATCACCGCAAGCCACTCGCAAGGTTGGTCGCTCAGCTTGTAACCGCTGTAAGGTTCGCAATTTTAAATGATCGCTATGCTTGTGAGTTAGGAGTACTATTTTCAAAGAACGTTTTACTTCTTGTAAGGCTTTGAGAGAAACGCCGCAATCTACCATTATTGCATTGTTGTATATCACGGCGTTACCCTCGCTACCTGAACTAATGACTTTTGTTTGTATCATTCTTCAAAATCAACATCTTCAATACCATTGTTTATAATAACCTCACAATATGAATCTTCATAGTAAGGAGACATATTGGCTTGCTGTTTTTCCATTTCTTCGAAAGGGTTGTCGTACTTTTCAAAGATTTTAATAGCTTCTTGTTCTGTTTCTGCTTCAATCTCTATGCTATAGTCAGCTATTATCGTGTGTCTGAATTTGATTGTATGTTTCATGGTGTTTATTTTTATAAATTCTTAAAATCTACTTGCTTAGGGCTTTCCGAAGGTGCAGGGGCTGGAGCTGTTGGCTCTTCTTGAGCAACAATCTCTGTAGGCTCACTTTGCTCTATGATAACAGCATCTTGTACATACCTACCTCCTTGCGGGTTATCTATATAACGCCCCTCGCTATCTGCTTGGTCTTTCTCTATGGCATTTTGCATTTCCACGGATAACACCCCGTAACGATTAAGCAGGAGCTTAAGTACTGTTTTCTTTGCCATGGCATCAAACTCACTTCTCCATACCCCTTTGAACTCTCCTGTCTTTTTATCCATGCCACTTTGTGAGTACTTACTTACGTGTGCCTGCACCTGCTCAAGGCTCATATATAGTGATTGTTGAAAGCCATTTTGTAGCTCAATATAAGCCAAATAACCTATGACTTTGCCTTCAGGGTTTTCTCCGAGAAATTCAGTATGTCCTGTGAACTTGTTGCGCTTAATCTCGCCTTCTCGTACCTCACAAGTGTTAATCGTTCTGTATTGACCGCTTCGGATTGCCAACTGAATAAAACCCTTATATCCCATTTGAAATTGTGGATGTACTTCTTGGGTCTTCCAATCTTTATAGGCAATAACATACGCATACCCTAAGTTCTTGTTAAGTGGCAGGTTAAGGGCTGTGGCATTCAATGCACACTTCATAAGTTCTGAATTATCGCATTGTAACAGCTCTTTATTGCTATCTGAAAGGGCTAAGAGGTTGGATACAAACTCTGATTTTCTTGACCCTAATGTCTTTGTTAGGAAATCGGCTGTGTTAGCTTGATTGAGGAAGTTTCCTAATGTTAGTTTCTTTTCTGTGGTGGTTACTGCTGTACTCATTATTCTATGATTTTAATGTTATTACTAAGTATATATGCCTTTAAGGCTCTGAGTTGCTCCATGGTGCCTTGTACGGTGAAATTGGTTACTATCAAATCAGGTGTTACTTCTTGAGGAGCTGGAGCAGGGACTTCTTGAGGTGGTACAGGTGCTTCTTGAATTGCTGGAGGTGGTACTTCTTCAGGTGCTTGCAAAGGAGCTACTTCTTTTGCCTTTGTCTCGGCTGCTAACCTTGCTTGCTCTGCTGCTGCTCGTTGCGCTTCGATACGCTGTAATTCAGCTTCTCTTTGCTGTTTGCGATATTTTGCATTGTTAATAGACCTCATTACATCAAGGGTTTGCTTGTAGTCTGCGAGGATTTCCGCCTTATATTCGTCGGGGTCTGTTAGGCTCTCAATAAATTTAAGGCTCTTTGATACCTCGCCTACAAAGTTTGCAACTTGCTCTTTAAACTTCTTATCACTATCACTAAGTGTAATATTCAGTGGTAAGCGTTCAAAAATGAGGAAGTCAATACCTTGCGATTGACACAATTCAGTGAAGTAATCTTTGATACGCCCCTGCTTGTCGTTTAATAAACGATTTTGCACCTCGTCTATTTTGTATTTCAGCGTATTATCAGCCTTATCATAATGCACCTTGATATGCTCTTTATACGCCTTTTCAAACGCTTCATAAGGAACATTCACTTGCTCTTTGATATACTTGCGTTGCGTCTCAAAACCGTCAAGTTCTTTGCGTAACATCGTGCGGGTGTTTTTCGCACTCTTCAAAGTCTCATCAGTTACTAACTGGTTATCAAGGTTCAGTTCAGCGATTTTCGCTTCAATTTGTTGCCCTACTGCTTTTATCTGCTCATAGACAATAATAGGGGCTTGTTTTAGTGTTATTAAATTCTCATTCATTTTGATATAATTTTATTTGTTAATACATTTTCTTTCTACTAAGGAGCCTCTGAGACTCGTTTAAGATATTCATGTACATTTTCATAAATTTTTTTTGAGGAATTTCCTTAAACTCGTAATCTGCTACTTTGTCAGTGTGTATAACTACTAAGGTTTCTATATTATAGAAGAAAGTATCTAACTTCATCATTCTATAATCACACTTATCTTCATCGTAGCTGATTACCTTATATAAGTCATCGTGTTTATCCTTGTAATATCTCTTTATTGCTAACTTTTTCATAGTTTATTTTTTTTAAGTGTATCACTGTTATATAGTCCATAACACCCCTTATTGAACCTTACCTTGACTATCTCAAGCCCTTCATTATTGACTATCTCTACAATTACCCCTTCTTTGCCTTTTTGATTTGCGGGGTCTTTTGGGATAAAGGGATTAACCCTTACTAAATCGCCTATTTTCATATTACCACATTTTAGAAGTTGCATAATCGGGGTATATATCAGTTTCTTTATACTGAAACTCTTTATTGGCTCGATTGGTGAGTACTGTTGTTAATATGCTTTCTTGCATTTCAGTAGCCTTAACCTCTTGGAAGTTGATGTATATATGCTGTATCTCTACATTGTGGCAGCTTGCATTGTTGCTACCCTCGCAATGAGTGGTTACATCGTAATAGATAGCGCAATACCAATCATCAGGATAATCTTCTTCTGTGATAAACTCACAATTGAAAGACCTATTACTATCTTCTCGCAAGTCCAATAAATCGCTGTAATAATAGCATTGCTTGCGCTCTTCGTTGAGTACTCGCTCAAACTCGGTATTTGTCATTGTTCTCATCGTAGTACGTATCTAAGTTGTGATTCTCTAAGGAGTTCTTGTAAGGAGTGTGATGCTAAGCAGTTACTATATGCTTCTTTTTGCTTGTTTGTTAGCTCACTATAACGGCGCTTTTCGTAGCACAAATAGCCGTCAATCACTTGTAGTTCTGTATCTTGCACTTTTTTTGGCTTTTTCTTGCAAGAAAATAATTTTTGTAGTAATTTTGCCATGTTAAAAATTTTGTTTGTTATACATACGCCTCGCATGCCAGCGGGGCTTTTTTTATAAATCGCTGTTTTGTCTTGCTCTCTCAAGTTCAGCGTAAAACTTACCCGTGTAATCCGAAATATCAACGGTTTCTTTCAGTTTGATAGAAGACTTGCCCTCTTCCACAAGGGCAAGTTCTTCGTTAAGGCTAATAATCTCGCTTGCCAACTCTCTAACGGTACCCTCTAAGAATAACTTTAGATCAGTTACACGCTCTAATTTTCTCTTTAGGTATCTTTTTAGCTCGGTATTATTCATGATTTTTTTGCTATAACATCGTTAATTGAATACCCATACTTTTCATATAAAGGTATTAGTTTGATACTTAATAAAGTGTCACTTCTACGCCTTGCCGCCTCTTTGATGGCTGGTTGTGATTTTTTCATTGTTTTGGCTATTTCTATGCTAAAATCATTCACAGATAATATACGCTCTGCCACTGTGTCTGCTAAGTCGCCCGTTTTGCTCTTACGGTGCGCCCTACTATTTTTTACTTTTTTCATTGCTATTTAATTTATTATTACTATATTTGCATGTGTCAAATGTCACACGCTTTGACGATGCAAAGATACAAAACATTTTGTAAAGTACAACACAATAAGTAAAGTATGTATGTTAATTAGTGTGTTAAAGTTTGTAAGTAATTGATTTTGAAAAAGATGTGATGAAAAATTTTCTAAGAAAGAACGGGTTAGCGCTGTTAGCTATCTTAATAAGTGTAGGTACATGGCTATCTTTTTGGTTAAGATTTAGCCCTTTTACATGGGATAGCTTTGGGGCTATGGCAGCAACTATGGGGATAATTGTTGCTTTCTTGACAGGATTTCAGATTTGGGCAGTTATTGATAAAGGAAGATTTGAAGAAAGGATAGTTGAGGAACAAAAGGAATTAGACAAAAAGATAAAACTTCTTGAGTTAAAACAATTGGATGCTGATTATACTTATAATTTTTATTTAGCACAAGTGTATGGTAAATCTTTAGACTTACCAAAATACATAAGTTTTACACTACAAGCTATCTATTATGGACTGATGTGTAACACGGAACAACATATAGCAGGCTGTAATATACTGATAAAAAGTGTAAACAATGTGGTTAATATAAAACAAGGCTTATCCTTAACTAAATCAGAACAAGATGATTTGTTATATTCTTTCTATAAGATAGAAAATATAAAGAATATTGAAAAACTCAACAAAGACGGATTAAAAAACATAGGTAATAGCTTGAGGGAAGCCAATATTATAGATTAATCTTTTACTTGTAATCTAAATATTTCTTCCATTTTTTTAATATCCTTTTCCATTTGTGAAATGGGAATTCTTGGTACTATTGGCTCTATTTTTTTGTCTTTATTTTCTTTTTCGTTTTTGATAACAAAACTAATAGGAGACCGAAAAATCAAATTAGCTTTATAATCTTTATTGGTTTTTTCAAATATATATATTCCAATAGCAATACCAAAGGAAATTATACAAAAAGCAAGAAAAGTACCAAAAATAAGCTCAGGAGCAATATACATAACAAACGAATTTTTAATTAAAGCACAAAGGTATGGAAAATAATTCAGATACACAACAAAATGTAAAGCAATCTATCCCTATCAATGATAGATTTTTAGAAGTGCTTAAACATTACAACTACTCAGGATATAAACTTTCTCAAGAAACCAATATATCCCAGTCTCAAATAACTCATATTAAAGGCTACAGAAATAAAGTCAGCGATGATGTTATGGAAGAGTTGTTGAAAAAATTCCCTAAAATCAACAAGGACTGGCTCCTCACTGGTAATGGCTCCATGCTCGTCCCACAGATAGAAGAAGCTGTACCAGAGGAGGAGGAAGAAGATGATTTAGTATTATTCCTAAGAGACGAGCGCAAAGGGTATGATATTACCCTGACTGATATTTATGAAAAAACACGTATCCCTGTAAAAACACTTAAAGAGGTACAACAAGGTATAACAGAACTATCCACAAAGCAAAAGAATGTTTTATCTAAATACATAGAGGAAGCAAGGGAGTACTTTCGGGAAGGTGAAGTTTTAGGTACTCCTGAAGGGGAGCCAACAGGTTATTATTATCCTGAAGTATATGCAAAGGCGGGATTTGACTTTTTATCACTCAGTAGTGAAGTCAATAAAATACCTGTCTATGTCCCTAACTTCGGAAGAGATGTACTATTTATAAATGTTTATGGGGATAGCATGTACCCCAAATATAAATCAGGCGATATTATAGGAATAAAGCCTGTGGATTATGTGTATTTAGTCTTTGGACACCCTTACGTGATTGTTTTTAACAATGATGATATAAATATCAAATATGTACGGAAAGGTTCGGACGATCAGCATGTGTTATTGGTTAGTGAGAATGCAAACTACGAACCTCGTGAGTACCCCCTTAGTATTATCCGTGCATTTTATGCTGTGAGAGGAAGTTTTAATAAAGAAAGAATGTAATATTCATGGGGATTACTATAAACAAAGTATTGGAAATAGACGATGAAAATATTGTCTATTCTTCTAAAATTCCTGAAAGTATAATCATTGGAAACCTCGTTTTTGATAAACAATACGAGGAAGCTATAGCTTTAGGGAAAAATCTTTTACAGAAAAACCCTAAAGATTATGGAGTTCATATTAACCTAATGGAGGCGTATTTCAAAGCAAGAAATGAAGATCCTTCTTATTTCAATTTATCAACATTTCATGCAAAACAAGCTGTTATATATGGACATAATACAGGGCTTGCACAACAAAGGTTAGCTATAAATTTGGAAAAGGAATTGAAAATATATCAAGCAATCCAACTATGTGATATTATACTTTCGGATAAGTTTTATTTCTCTTTACATGGATTTGGAAGCAAGGAAGATTATACCAAGAGAAAAATTAGACTTATCAAAAAACTTGACAAGTCTATAGACACGGAGTATGACAGGCTTTTTACAGATGAGGAAGTAAGATTGATATATGATAATTTAAGAAGGGATATTACTTTTAATGTATGA